TGCTGACCCATGACCTGAAAATATCCCAGGAGCTGCTGCGCACCTACAAGACCCTGTTCGACAACCTCCCGCCCGCGCTCCGGGCGTCGGTGGTCACGAACACGGCCAGCAAGTATGAGCTCGAGGTGGAGTTCAAGGCCGGCGGCGCCGATGACCCGCCCAGCCGGTTCGTGATCGCCACCGAGGGCGGCAACCCGTGGCGCGGCGGTACGATCCACAACCTCCATGCGTCGGAGGCGGCCTTCTACAAGGATTGGGCCGGGTTCCAGGCCTCGTTCGTGAACGCCGTGCCTCGCATGGGCAACATCTGCTACGAAACGACCGTCAACGGGTACAACGAGTACTACGACGCGGTGGACGATGCCCTGCACGGGCGCTCCAGCGACCGCGTGGTCTACTTCCCGTGGTTCGACCATCCCGAATACCAGATGCCATGGGCCGAGCTGTCCCCGGAGCAGCAGGCCCGGGCCATGGAGCCGGACGAGCTCAAGCTCATGCTGCCGGAGGCCCAGGGCGGCCACGCCCTCACGCTGGAGCAAATCGCCTGGCGCCGGTGGAAGAAGGGCACCCAGAAGGGCCTGTTCGCCCAGGAATACCCGGAGTCCCTGCTGGGCGCCTTCCTGCACTCCGGCCGGCCCTTCTTCGACCTGGCGGCCGTGACGGAGGGCCACGAGGCCGCCAAGGCCGGCCCCGCCCCGCGCGAGCCGCGTTCCTTCGTGTTCATCTGGGAGGACCCCATCCCGGGGGATCTCTACGTCCTGAGCGCGGACGTGGCGGAGGGCAAGGACCGCGGCACCCAGGGGAGCGACCCGGAGCACGGCGGCGCCGACTTCTCCCGGGCCTACATGTTGCACGTCCCCACCCTGCGGGTGGTGGCGGCCATCGGTGGCCGGGTGCGCCCGGTGGACTACGCCCGGATCCTGGACAAGCTGGGCAGGGCCTACGAGGCCATCGTGGCAGTCGAGCGCAACAACCATGGGCACACCATCCTGGCGGCCCTGGAGGCCTCGTGCTACCCGGAGGTCTACCGGCACCGGGAATACAACCAGAGCACCGGCACGTCCTACCTCCAGCCCGGGTTCCCAACGACCACGACCACCCGGCCGATGATTCTGGACGCGCTGGACGAGGTGATCCGCCGGCGCGCCTACCAGAACCCGGATGCGCGGTTCTGGGTCGAGTGCAATAGCTTCCAGCTCAACGAGATGGGCAAGGCGGAGGCCACGTCGGGTAAGCACGACGACCGGGTGATGGCCGCGGCCATCGGCGTGTATCTGGCCACCCTGGGCAGGGCCGGCTGGAACGCCGGCCTGGCTGATGGCTCCGATTCGGCCGGCTTCCCCCGCACGGCGGCGCCGGCCGTCCTCCCGCCTGCGCCGGCCCCCGTCGCCACGCTGGACGGCCCCGTGACGGTTCACCGCATGGTGGACACCGCGGACGTGGCGGACCTCCTCCAGGACCTGGCGGGCGCCCGCCGGGCGGAGGTGCCGTGCTGCGGGGCCTGTGGCCATTGCCAGCCGGACATGATGTGCGTCCAGCTCCAGGCCCGGGTGAAGGCGACCATGCCGGCCTGCGAATGGTTTTTCGGCACCGACGACGACCAGATATCCGGCCCGCCGGGCCTTTCCGAGGATGAGACATGGATCTGATGAGCTTCACCCCCACCGCGCCCGTCCCCTTCGGGAACGTCTCCAGGGAGGCACAGGTGGCCTATGACCACCGGGCGCCCGACGATGAGGTTTCCCAGGCCGGGGCGGAGCTGATGGCCAGCTTGGCCGGCGCCATCGAGGTCAACCCGGAGGCCCAGGTGGCATGGGCGGACTACCGGCGCCTCCAGGAAGCGGAAAAGACCGGGGACCGCCTGCTGATGAAGGCCCTGAGCTACAGCCACCCGGAGGCGGCCCAGGCCAAAGCCCGGACGGAGGCGGTATGGTCGATCCTTGGCGGCGGCGGGCTCTACATCCAGAAGCCCGGGCTCACGTTCGATGCCCTGCGCGCCATGCGCCAGCGGGTGGAGGTGGCAGCGAGCATCCACGCGACCCGGAAGCGCCAGGTCAAACGGTTCGGCCAGCCCAGCGAGAAGGACGACAAGCCCGGGTTCCGGATCAAGCACTGCGATGCTGAGCACAAGCCCAGCGAGGATGAGATCCAGTACATGCACTGGCTCACCGAGTTCATCACCCACGGCGGCCGGGACTTCCGGCCCTGGATGCGCCGCCGGATGGGCCGGCGGACCCTCCAGACCTTCCTGGGCGAGTTCACCGATGAATCCCTCACCCACGACAACGTGGCCATCGAGACGGTCCCCCTGGCCGGCGTCCCGGGCCTGGACAGCTACTACCTCCGCGACGGCGGGACCTTCTACCTGGCGGCGCCGAACCCCAACGGGATCTACGCGTACCAGAGCCTGGTGGGCCTCCCCGAAATGATGTTCAGCTATGAGCAGCTCGCCCTGTTCCAGCGCAACCTGAGCCCCTACGTGGAGGCCCGCGGCTACGGCCGGAGCGAGCTGGAAAGCGCCGTGTCGAGCATGTCCAGCCTCATGACGGCCATGGACTACACCCAGACGGGCATGGACAACAACGCCATCCCGCGCGGCATCCTGACCGTGTATGGGCAGTTCGACCGGACCCAGATGGCCCAGTTCCAGGCGGCTTGGCAGGCGAAGATCCGCGGCGTCAACAACCGCTTCGGGATGCCGGTCCTGTTCAGCCGCAACGGCCAGGCCGCGGCCCAGTTCACCAGCACCGGCCAGGACTTCGATGAGATGGCCTTCGTGAAGTGGATCAGCCTCCAGGTCTCGGTCATGTCCGGGCTCTATGGCGTGGACCCCAAGGAGATCCACTTCGACGGCTTCAGCTCCGGCACGAGCTCCCCGCTCTCCGGCGACGACACGGCCGAGAAGCTGGCCACGGCCCGGGACACCGGCCTGGACCCCTTCCTGGCGGACACGGAGGGGTTCCTCTCCGACGAGCTCATTGCCCGGTTCGACCCGCGCTACCGGCTCATTTTCACCGGCCTGGAGACCATGGAGGCCAAGGCCAAGCGCGAGCGCGAGGAGAAGGTTTCCACCATCAACGAGCTGCGCGCCAGCCTGGGCATGAAGCCTCACCCGCTGGGCTGGTTCGGCGAGCTTCCCGCGGATCCGGGCCTTCTGTCCGCCGAATTCCAGCGCCTGTCCCTCACCATGACCTTCGATGAAGGCCGGCGTGTCTGGGGCGGATTCGACGCGTACCCGGACGCGGCCCTTGGTGCGGCCCCCCTGGCGGCCCAGCTCGGGGCGCTCTACTCCCAGGCCCTGGCGCCGGCGCCGGACCCGAACGCGATGCCGGGCGGCCCCGGGGCGGACGGAAATCCCTTCGCCGGCGGCCCTGGTGAGGACGGTGAGGAAGGCGAGGGCGACGACGGGGAAGGGCAGGGCGGCCAGCCGCTCGAGGGCGAGGTGGAGGACGGCGCCCCGAACGTCCAGCAGCTCCAGACCCGGAACCGGCTCCAGCAGATGAAGGAGGTGGGCTGATGTCCACGAAATACGGCCCAGAGCTGGGCGAGGAATCCCGGTGCCGCGCCTGCGGCTACCCGGTGAAGTTCAACGGTCGATTCTGGGAGCACATCGGCCCCCGGTTCCGGCACATCCCGGACCCCGTCCCGCCCACCAGGCCGGAGCCTGACCCCCGCGAGGCGCCCCGTGCTTAACCCGCGCCGCCCCCTGCGCCTGGTGGCGCGACGCCCCGCCCTGGCCCCCACCGGGGCCGCGGTGGAGCGTGAGCGGGCCATGTGGGGACCGAACCCGGACCGGCGCCTGGGCGAGATCGAGGAGGCCTTCTACCAGGCCGGGTTCCGCTTCCTGACCGGGCTCTATGCCGCGGTGATGGGGGTGAACCCGCCGCGCCAGCTCCGGAAGGCCCTGGGCCCGGGCCTGCAAGGGAACATGTTCCCGGTGCCGGACCACGAGCGCGGCGCCGTGCTGCGCGCCTACCAGGCGGGCGGTGATCCCCTGGAGATGAGGAACGAGTGGAGCCGGCTCATTGACCGCCTGGTGGGACGCCTGTTCCACCAGCGGACCCAGGAGGAGGCCGCCAGCGCGGTGGCCGTCCATGCCCATTGGCTGGGCCGGATCCGGGCCCGGACGGAGGAACTGGCCAAGGCGCCGCGGGACTGGTGGGACGCCCTGGGCCGGTCCTCCAAGGCCGAACAGAAGGCCATGGAGTGGACCAAGACCCGGGCCCTCGAGGGCTGCAAGGACCTGGCCGAGAACGCCAAGCAGGGCCTCATGAACGTCCTGATCCAGTCCAAGGAGGCCGGGGAAGGTTCCCAGGCCCTGGGCCGCCGGTGCTTCGACGCCTGCGCCGAGCTGAACCGCGACTGGAGGCGCCTGGCGCTCACCGAGACGGCCGCGGCCCATGCCAACGGCCAGCTCGCCGCGGTGGACCCGGAGGAGGGCTGGGAGGCCATCTGGACCTCCGCGGCCGGCGCCTGCCCCTGGTGCGCGCACTGGAATGGCCAGGTGTTCCGGGTGGTCTCCCCCGACGCGCCCCGGAAGGACGGCGCTAGCCAGATATGGGTCGG